GGGATAAACTGATGAATGTCGTTATGTCACCAGATGCACTTACTGTTTGTAGCACTATTGGATATGTAGGCAAAAATGATGAACTTTGTGCATTAATTACAAATGTTAATAAAGATGGATGTCCATCATTTGAAAAGTTTTTAAACTATCATGGAACATATCCATGTGTTACAGATTTATATGCACAAGAATTTGACGAAGACACCAAAGATGGTTGTACATATATTGCATTTAGATATATTGACGGTTCTATGTTAATTATCAATTTTACTGAAGCAATATTTAAAAGCATTCCAGATGGTCAATCGGTTGAATGGTGACTGAATAAATTAACTAGTCAATAACCTATTTACAATTCTTCTCCTTTTTGCTATATTATAGAGGTAAAAAGGAGTTTTTATTTTATGAAAGAAAGATATAAGTGTGTAGTAACAATTATGAATGAACCCATGATTTTTAAGCGTTATGGTGAAAATGAGGAAGAAGTCCAGAAGGAACTTGAATCATTCATCAGCGAAGCTTATGGTTCAATTCCGACAATTATCTCTATTGAAAAGGATAAAACTCACCCTTATAAAAAGAAAGAGGAGATTGCACATGCTTAGTGTTCTTGGTTATGGTTCAATTCTGTTCATAGTTGAACTTGTATTTCTTATTGTCACCACGACATCTATCGATATGAACAAACCAATGAGTGTCGGCGATGTTTTTGGTTCTCTTGCTAAATTTTATATTTTGAATATTGCTTTTGTAGCTCTTTTAACGTATTTACCTTCGTAAAACCATGAGACAAGATGAAAAACAAATATTTGACTATTTAAACCAGTCATCTTATCTATTACATGTTCTTCTTGACCGAATGAATATCGATATTCAGTCAATCCATATTATGAATGATAGGGTTTGGCATGTTCTTTATCGAGAAGCTGTCATTGGAACGATCACGTTCAGAACCGCTGAAGATGATTTTACATACTGTAATATTCGTCTTTATAAGTATGTAAAACAGAAAATTAAGGATATTCCAGACTTCATTATGTCTGAATATTATGAGTTCGATGGTGATACTAGAGTAAGGTTTAAGTTTGATAAGTTTGAAAAATATTTCAATGCTATCAAGGAAGTAATCGACAAAGATAAACCTTTGGAAACAGAAAAAACTGAAATTCATTGTAGTATTGAAGACAGCATTTCCAGGTTAACTGAATACTGCGACGAATATGACCAGAAGTTCTCTAAAAATATGATTATTCATGACATTATGAATGTCATAAAAGAAAACGAACGATTACATGCAGAATTACAGAAAAAATCAGAATCAATTTTAGATATGTTCCTAAGAGTGTGATATATTGTATCGCATAGTACCTTAAAGGTAGTCATTAATTTGACTACCTTTTTTGTTATAAATAATATAAAATAAAAAGGAACTTTATGAAGCTCAATGAACTGGAAATATATAAGGCATTAAAGGTTCTTACAGAGTCAGGTTATATCATTTCTGAAAATCGTTTAGTCACAGAAAATAGAACGTTTGACGTAGAGGAACTTGTTACAAAATATAAAGCACGTATCATGAAATTGTTAAGACAAAAGCTCACACAGATGCTTGACAAGGTTTATGATGGCGAAGATGTAGAAAAGACAATTACAATCGAAATCCCAGCATTGATGGTTCCTGTTACTTATCGTCCAGAACCAGTCAGAATGAAAGCATTGACTGTTAAACTCTATGGTGATAAAAAAGATATTCGTAGTGATTATGATGCACAGAAAGGTAGAGGAAAAGGTGCATTATATGCTAACGCCATGGGTGATACAAACCCAGATACAGATCCAGTCATTTTGATGATTAACTTACCAAACGTTATTTCTGCTGCTACAACTAAGACCGCTGGTTCTACTACAAAAGGAACTAAGAAAATTACAGAAGGTAAGTATACAAGTAGAAAAATCAATACAATTCCATTCCCAAAAGCTAGAGAAAAAGCTTCAGAAGGTCAAGAACAAGTTGATAGGATTTTAGCTAACCTTGAAAAGAACAAGGGTAAGAAAAAGACAGCAACTCCGACTACTGGTCGAACCGCAGAACGTGATGCATTATATGCTCGTTTCCGTGATAGATATGGTTCCAGCAGCAATGGTTATTATGGTAGTTATGGCTATGGCGGATATGGTTACGGTGGTAATTATGGTTATAGTAGCTATACTTATGTTGACGATTCATTCAAGTTCAAGGATGCTGTAGAAGAAGTTGAAGCTGATGCAGAAACACCAATGCAGGTTGTTGATAAGATTATGGAAGAATATTTTGGTGATTTCTTCCAGGAAGTTCTTCATCATGAATTAACTCACTATATTCAGGCTAATAATAAGCAATTAGATGGAACTGAAGATGCACATGACTATGATGCTCATCAAGTAATGGCTTCAGGTGCTTATGCTTCTGACGAACTTGAATATGAAGCAAAATTACACCAGAAACTTCCAGATTATATCGATGCTATCCAGCGTTCTAAGAACAGTGTATCTAAGATTGCTAAGAATCTTGTTACAAAGCTCTTTAGTAACCAATTTAATAAGTTGCCAAAGGCTAAGCAACAAAAATATTTCGACGAAATTCTTAAATTATGTCAAGTTATTAAGACACACCCTGAAATAACCAAACATAATTTCAATAAGGATAAAATCAATAAATTAATCAGAGACGCCTTATAAATAATAATATAATGGAGGAAAAAATGGCAAAATCAAAAGAAACAAAAGCGAATGTACCACCTTGGGCAAAGGGCGGAAAGGTCTAATCCTTTAGCTTAGAACTTGTGAATGCATTCAAAAAACCGGACATAAGTGTTCGGTTTTTTCTTATAAATAATATAAAATAACAAGGAGAAAAAATGAATTTACAAGAAGCTAAAGGCTTACTTAAAAATAAGGGATATACACTTCTTAAAGAAGATGCTAACTCTGATGGCATTAGAAAAGCAATACAATGGATAAAATCTTCAGATGCATTAACTCGTACTGGCTGTTCTTCTGTTGAAGAGCTTATTCAACAAGCACGTGCTACATTTTCTCATCTCTTTTGGAGAGAAAAAGGTCAAGACAGATTTTTACCTGGTATAATTAGAATTGCAATCGATGATTGCGGTTGGTTAACTGGAGACGAAGATCCTAATGATATTACAGAATTAAAAGCTATGTTTATCGCAGCAACTAGTGAATTTTTAGCATATAAGAAAAATAATCCAGGTCAGCCATTTGACTTAAATGCCGATTTTAATGGTTTGAATTTTGACGGATTATATAAAGCACTTGGTTCTCGTGCAATTAATGCTGCAAAGGCAAAGCTAACAGAAGCTAAAAAGTTACTCCAAAATAAGTGTTCTAAGCTCATTCGCGAAGATGCTTATATGGATGCTATGGACCAGGAACTTGACGATATTCAAAGTCAAAATAAACAAACACCTGCGCCAAAAAAACGTCTAGGTGATGGCTATACTGCAGGTAATGTAACTCTTACATATGCATGTAAAGATGAATCCATGCTTGATGCTTGCCTTAAAAAATTTATAGATGGTACTGCAAATGATCGTGCTAAAAGTGCATTAGGACGTTTATTTGATTTATGCGTTGGCGGTAAACATATTGATGAAATTGCAAATATGAAACTTGGTGATACTGTTACATTTACTGAAATTCCAGTTTGGTATGGTAAATATCCAGCAATTACAAGTCATGTTCGTGCATATGTTGACCATTACGGTGAAGAAACTGTTAAAAAGATGATTGGTTTGGCATGTACAAAGCGAAACGCATCTGAATTAAGAGCATAATAATAAATTTAAATTAAAAGAAAACCGGAATTTAGTTCCGGTTTTTCTATTTATAAATAATGTATGAATATCATAGAATGCACTAATACAGCCAATACAACAGAATCAAAAAATCGAAAGATTAAATATATCGTTATACACTATACTGCGGGCGTTACAAGCAAGCCAGGGACTGCGAAATCAAATGCTAAGTATTTTGCTAAGGAAACTACAAAAGCCTCTGCAGACTTCATTATTGACGACGAAAACATAGTCCAGTATAACCCTGATATAAAGAACAGATACTGCTGGCATTGTGGCGGTTCTAAATATAAGACCAAAGGCGGTTCGCTATATAAAGTATGCACAAGTGCTAATTCTATCGGTATCGAGATGTGTTCTACAAATTCTGCAAAGAAAGTTACAAATCCTAACGATACTAACTGGTATTTTACAGATGCGGTAATAAATAACTGCGTAGAACTTACAAAGAAATTAATGGAAGAATACAATATTAAACCAGACCATGTTATCAGACATTATGATATTAATGGGAAGTTGTGCCCTGGCATTATTGGTTGGAATGAAGATACAAATGATATTTCTAAGTGGCAAGATTTTATTATTAGAGTTTCTCCTATAGAAGAAATAGTAATAGAAGAAGCAAAAGAAGTTAAAGAAGAAATTGTCGAAGTAAAAGTTCCAGAAGTTAGAGAAGAATCGAAACCTGAAATTAAAGAAGAAAAATCAGAAAAAATTCAAGAAAAACCAGTAGAAAAGGGTCTTTTTGAAACATTACTTGATATTTTCTTAAAATTATTTAAAAAATAAGCGTTTACAATGTATTACACCTTTGCTATATTTACATAAAAGAGGTGTGTATGTTGGATAGAGAAATTATTGAAATCCGTAGGATTTGGGATGAGACCAAGGCAAGACACTTGGATTATTTCAAATTTAATGCAAAATCTGGTCGTCAATTTATTGTTAAACAACAAAACGACTCTTTTAACATATACACCAAGAACAATAAATTGATAGCCAATAGTATTTCTAACATCGAGGATCTGGCAAATTGCATGACAATGATTGCCAATACAAAGTAGGTAATACCATGAAGAAAATTATTCTTGCATTACTCTTCTGCATTATGACCGCTTATGCGACATGCGATGAAATGTATGAACAGTTCAAGTCAGGTCTTGATATTCAGATGACAGCTTTGTGTAAAACACAAGTAGAAGGAGTTTTAGGATATAAATTCTATATTCAGGATGAAAATACCGGATATATTGATGCAATGCTCGTCTTCGATGAAAAAAGTTTCTATCTTTACTTTGAAGGCGTTGATAATAATCCGTTCAAGTGCACGGATCAAGTCATTTATAGAACCGAAAAGCCGGAAGATATTTTAAAGGTTATTTTCGCACCTAGATTAAGCACTTGTGAAAGCGATTTTATTAAAAAGATTAACAGGACTTAAAAATGAAATTGTATTTTTTGAGACATGCACCGACTGCACCGAACTTGACTGGAGCTATGGTTCAGGATTACAGTCAGGAACCTATTGCTGGAACTATGCCAGAACATTGGCAGGAAGATATTGGTCAATACTTACCGAAGATTGATATTAATACTCCTATTATTTCTTCTCCAACAAAAAGATGTCAACAAACGGCAGAATTATTGTTTAAGATTCCGCCGATGATGATTCTTAATGAATTGAATGAATTTGATTGTAGCGAATTGAATAACTTGAAGTTCTGGGAAATTACAAAGGAAGAATTTGAAAATATCGTTCCTTTGAAACCAGAAGATATGGAAAAGCAAATTGATTTAGTCTTCAAGTTTTTTGATAGCATGCATGATGCATTCCCGAATGTTAACAATATCGTGTGCATTAGCCATGGTATGGTTACTAGATATATCTATCATTATTTAACTGGTAATAAGGGAATCAGTGCATACGATGTAATTAATAGTAATGGGTTTAAATTTTATAACCTTGACCTTCTCGTATATGATACCGAGACCAAGGAAATTAAAGATTATCACAATAGAGACCACATCACACACTTCTAATTATTATGTATATTATAGAAAGATTAAAGAAGGATTATCCAGCACATATGAAAGATCTGGATGCCTACGATAAGTTTCTTCGTAGGTATTATTCTGACGATCTGTTATTTAAGATTTATGACGATCAGAAACCTTCGTTCTATTGGGTAAATGAGGCATTTAAGTGTGGACCAGGAAAGCCTGGATATAATAAAAATATGGCATATTATAGTAATGCCATAAACTTTGATATAGATTTCCTCCGAAGTCTAGTCAAAGATTCAGACAATATGTCAGTCGATGAATTGAGAAAATCATTGCTCGGTGAACATTATGATCCTGCCCGCGAGAATGAATTAAAGAATAAATTAAAGGAAAGGAATGATAAAAGCAGGACATGTATTTAAGAAGAATAAATTAGGATTAACATCGTTAAATATTGTATTCCCTACGGGTTGTGCATATGAAAAACCAGGTCGTAGGGGAATATCACACTTGATGGAACATTTGATCACGAAGAGTGTTGATAAATATATGGACAGATTCACAAATGATTGTATTGATTTTAATGCATCCACTTCACAAAATTATGTTGTAGTTTATTTTAGAGGACTCGAAGATAAATTACCATCCGACTTTAAAAAAGAACTTGTCAGAGCACTTTTAAACGATTATGTAAATATTACAGAGAAGGATTTTGAAAATGAAAAGAAAATCGTTATGCAAGAACTTCTCGATTCTTATGAAGACCCAAATGATGGTCACTACACAAACTTAATTTATAACTATTTCGATGTTCACGACCCGACTGGTATTCCAGCAGATATTGAAGCCTTTACTTATGCAGACATGCTTCAGGTCGCAAAAGAACAATATACGAAACCTCTTAGAATTGTTGAAGTTGGCAAGGATAAAACAGACTTTAGCAATATTGAATATTTAGACACCTTACCGGAACCTGTAACCCTTAAGTTTAGAGATAGGAAACAAGAAATTCTCCCAGTTACAGATTCTGAAAAAGTTAATGTATTTGTTTTCAGTAAGCATCCCGTTATTAAGACCGAATATCTCCCAGCTTTAGTTGGTATGCAGATGTTATGTGAAGGTTTAAATTCTCCATTCTGCCAGGAAATCAGAGAGAAGCGTGGACTGAGCTATTATGTTATCGGTGACATTCATCTCATTACCAAAAATGGTATTTTATACATGAATGCTTGTACTGATAAGGAACACCAAAAAGAACTTGAAGACTTGTTTAAAGATATGTGTGGAAATATCACAAAGTATCTTACCAAGGAAAGATATGAAATTATTATTAACCAGCTTAAGACTATGTTCAGAATGAAGAAGTGTCTGAGATGGAAGAATGTTGGTGATTTAATTAACATGGAAATGCCAAATCTCGAAGAATGGATTAATGATGGTAAAATCTGGTATGAAAAACTGGTTGGTATCATGCAAAAGTATTTCTATGAAATTGAAATAATTTCTAAATAGGGGTTTACAAGAGTAAAATAATTTACTATATTTAATCCCGCTATCGCAAAGAAAGTTCCTATAAGATGAATAATTTTTAGGCAAATATCTACTTTTCGCGATAGCGATTTTTTAACAACACAACAAATAAGGAAATTTTATGATTAATCTCAAGTTGATTACAATGTTTAATGTCGCGCCTACGGCAGTTGAAGATAAGCTTTCATTCTTAGAAGTTAACGCAGAATCTGCTAAGTATGGTTGGATTGTTCACCCTGATTGTTGCTCCAAGACTACTTTGGCTTGGGTCAAGGCTGAAGCAAAAACCAATTACAACAAGACCTTCTATAAGAAGTGGGAAGACATTACATCCAAGACTCGTATCGAACTCTTGGCTGATCAGCTTGTTCATTACGCAACCACATACGGTACTGGCTTCACTGCCGGAAATGGTTATGTCCCTAACCAGTCGCCAGATATAGAAATCCCGTATCAGTCGTTCAAGGTTATCATGCCTGCAACTGAAGAGGAAATCTATAACCGTTGTATTAAGATGCTTCAGTCAGGTATCGCTCTTGAATCTGAAACTCTTAATATCCTTATCGATTATATCGTCAAGGAAGATCGTTACGTCAAGTACGGTCTTGACATTGACACAATCAAGAACAAGGAAGCGGTCATTATGTTGATGGATATTACCAATGTATATGGTAAGGATCCGTTTAACATGCTCAGATACTTTGTCTTCAAGGCAACTGGTAAGGCAATGCTTATCAAGGACCGTCGTACCATTCAGACTATTAAAGAAAACGCTAGTAAGGTTGACTTTACTCGTCTTTCTGAAACTGAATGTAACATTTTGGCTTCTGTATTTTACAGATTTAAGCCATTGTTCCTTGCTTTCAAGCATACAGCAGGTGTTGAATCTGCAAAGGTTTTCCAGAACGAAGCATTCCGCAAGGCTGCTTCAAAGCTTAAGGCTGCAGTAGCTGGTAAGGCAACTAATGCGTCTGTTATTAACCATATCAGACGTTTGGCAGTTTCTGCTCATAAGCCGTTTAAGCCGGGATTCTGGGAAACTATTATCACAGAAGAAAAGCCATTGACTGAAGTTGCTGATCGTCTTGCAAAGGATAGCATCACCAACTTTAAGAAGATTACACTTATGCAAGCTATTCTTGCTAAGCTTCAGAATGCATCTGGAAAGATGTATGTAATCAGAAATGGTAAGATGTGGGTTCGTGAAGACACACCTAAGGTTTCTCAGAACATGAACACTTATCTTATGAGGGTTTATGGCATGCTCGAAGATTCTATTGTTAACTCAATCAAGGACAAGGCATGCACTGTTCGTTATCCGAAGAATGTGAACTTAACCGTTCCGACTTCTGAAAAGAACTTTATCGGAAACTATCCGTTCGGTACTTCTGTTGATATGGGTGATGACCATAACGTTATCGGTATTTATTGGCGTAACGAATGGGGAACTCGAGATTTCGACCTCCATTTGGCTGATATTAACGGTAATTCTTATGGTTGGAATGCTGCTTATAATGATAAGAACAACAAGGTTATCTTCTCTGGTGACATGACAAATGCCGAACCGGAAGCTACTGAATTGTTCTATATTAGCAAGGCATGCCCAGATGGTAAGGTATCTGTTTCTCAATTCTCTGGATCTCCGAAGTCTCAATTTAAGTTCTTCGTAGCACGTGAAAATCGTTCTAACATGAAGGACCGTGGCTATAGTTCATATAATGGTCGTGAATGTCCGATGTGTGATCCGAACAACATCAAGGCAGAATTCATTATTCCAGTTGATGGTGAACGTGATAAGCAGTGTGCATTGATCATCGATAATAAGGTTTATCTTATGGACCTTACTCAAGGCGGTGGTCGTGTTCCTAACCAGAAGTATGCTCAGGTATACATCGAAAATCTCAAGAATAAGTGCCGTTCCTTCGTGGACTTGAAGCCTATTCTTGAAAAGGCAGGTTTCACTTTCGTTGAAGATGGTGACGAAAAGACTGAAGTTGCACTTGATTTAACTCAGTTAAGCAAGGACACTTTAATCGATTTGTTCTCTACAGCAACAAAGTAAAATATAATAAAAGTTTCAAAACTTTTTAAGGGACCGGCTTCTGGCTTATCCCTTTTTTCTATATTTGAACAAAAAACTAAAGGAGTAATATGAAAATAACAATAGATGACAATAAGATTGTCTTTACAAGCGATTTACATTTAAACCATCGTAAGTTATGTACTAGCTACGAAGACCATTTCGATAGAACAAGAAAGTATGCAACAATTGATGAAATGAACGCAGATATTGAGAAGCAATGGAATGATGTTGTTGACGACGAGACTACTGTTTTCTTCCTTGGTGATTTCACCCTTGGAACTCCAGGTAGCAAGTTAGTAGACTTGTTTAGAGAGTATTACAGCAAGTTGCATTTCAAGCATATGTACTGGTTATTGGGAAATCATGACTATGAAATCTTCAAGAAGTTATCGAAGGTAATCGAGGAATTTCCAAAGGTTACTTTAGTTCGTGATAACCATATTTTGTTAACTCATAATGGTGTAAATTATCTTTTGCAGCATTATACCTATAATGATATAGATGATAAGGGTTATAAGGATTCTGATAATTCTGCATTAAATTATTATGATTCTGAAGGAACATTCATTACGTATCTTGTTCATGGTCATACACATGAATTCGCACAGACAACAAAGTGCAATCATAAAGGAGTAGAATTAGTGCAAAATAACGTTAACTGGGAATCTTATTACAGACCAGTAAGAATCCATGAGTTACAACCAAAAGACGATGGTAAGACATTGGTCATTGTTCGTGGTATTCCAGGTTCCGGCAAGTCTACTTTTGCAAAGAAGTTACTTGCTAGCTTGCAGTCCCAAGGACATAAGGCTAGCCATTTCGAATCTGATAATTTCTGGATTAATGAAGCTGGAGAATATAAGTTCAATCCTGCATTGTTAGGTGTTGCACATAACAAGTGCTTCAATGATGTATTCAATGCATTAAAGGGTGAAGATTCTTTTGTAATTGTTTCTAATACCTTCGTAAAGCATAAGGAATTAAAGCCTTATTTGAACGAAGCAGCAGCACATGGATATAACGTTTCAGTTTACCGTATGGCAAATGATTTCGGTTCTATCCATAATGTTCCAATGGAAACAATTAACAACATGAAGGAACATTTCGCTGACTTTGATGGCGAGACGATTGTTAGGGCTGACAACTAACAATTGTTTTGCTATATTTAACAAAAAAGGAATAACTTATGCATTATATATTCGGAAGCTGGTTTGACCCATTCACACATGCACATGAAGCAATTATCAAAGCTGTCAAGAAAAGAATGAGAGCTGGCGATAAACTTCACATTCTTGTTACAGATAATGACGAAAAGACCAATCGCACACCCGCAGGTGCACGTAAGCAGATGGTCAAAGTCGCATTAGCATCTAAGAATGTTGATTACGATATTGATATTCAAACTAACAGAATGTATGAATATCTTTGGGTTAATTATCGTCAAGTTGACCCGAATGAAATTACTATCGTTATTGGCGATGATGAATGGAAGAGTCTCGTTGCTGGTAAGTGGTTATATAGTAACCGTTTACTGAATACTTATAAGTTCCTCGTCTTCGCAAGAGACGCAGCTGTTGCTTATAAGCAAGCAAATTGCACTATTGTTGACAATCTCAAGACTGAAGGTATTTCTAGCAGTGCTGTTAGAGAAATCTTTAGAGTTAATCCAGAATGTCACTATAAGGATGTTCAGAAGTATATTAGTAAGGTTGTATTCAATTTTATTCGTCATGAAGGTGAAATTGATGCAAAGAATAATATTATTTCTACATGTCTTTATAACCAGAATCCGACAAATTATGCGGATTTGGAAAAGAAGTGGGTTGAAAACTACAAGAAACAGGGCTGGGGAGCATTCGCAAACACTGTTGATGTTTGTGCAATTTCTGGCGATGAAGTTATGTTGATTCGTAGAAAGAAACCTCCTTTCATGGGTCATTGGTGCACTCCTGGTGGATTCTTTAATCATTCTGCATTTAAGAATAAGGAAACTGGTGAAATGGAAAAGCCAGATGCAAGTCTTGAACATGCAGCTCAGAGAGAATTTAGGGAAGAAGCTGGACTTGACATTCCAGTTGAAAAGTTTACTCAGATTAAAACATATAGTCATATGTTTGACCCGAGACTCCGCATTATTGATACAGCATTTGTTGTTCATGTTCCTGGTAAGGACAAGAAGAAGGCAGTTGCTGGTGATGATGCTGCAGATGTAGGCTGGTTTAAGCTTGATAATTTACCAAAACTTGGTTTCCACCATGGCATGATTATCGAAGATGCTTTAAAACAGTAATAAATAATTAATATGGAAAATGAAAAACCAAAGCCTCAATTAGGTGAAATGATTTCTATGTTTCCTGCTGAAGAATTAAAACGTGCAATGCTACATCTTGACCGTTTTGATACTGAAGTAGTTACAGATGAAAAAATTCATGCAGCTGAGGCAGAAAGACAACTAGAAGAAAAATCAGAAGAAATTATAGCCGATAATCTCTAAACTCTGTATTTTTTGTAAAGAATGAGAGATTAATTCTCTCATTTTTTATTATAAATAATATAAAGTAAATTTTAAGGAGATTATATGAGCTTGCTCACTATCAGAAAAAAGAGATATATTACTGAAATGGCTAAGAACGCACAACGTCGTGTTTTTGATAAACTTACACCAGAAAAGCAGCAGATGTTCCTTACTGCAAAGGCAATCAATGAAGTTATCACAGATCGTGATTCAACTGCCACCGCAATGGCTAAGTTAAAGAGATTCATTGAAGTTAACCGCTTTGATTGGGATGCTTATGTTGCATTAATTAGAAGTAAGCTCAATATTGATCTTACATCAACAAGCTGGTATGATTTTAAGCGTAAGTTTACAGAAAGTGCATATTATAAGCTTTATACTAGAATTGGTAGAGCTATCGAACATAACAAAGACGATATTGATAGAAACTACTATGACCGTGGCATTAAGTTCCACAACCAGATTTCCAGAAATAATGTTCAGTTAGCTGACGCTTATAACGAACTTGATATGGCTGATTTCGTCGAATGGTTTAAGAACAACGAAGAAGAAGCTAAGGACAGATTCGGTGCTAACTCTTATAGACAGCTTAGCCGTGACTTGGCTCGTTGGATTATGCCGGATTACTCTGGTTCTGCTACAGAACTTAGTGATGCTTGGAATGACTGGGTTCGTGCTTATAAGAGAGACGAACTTAACCGTGTTCCAGAAGAAGATCGTGCTAAGATGGACGAAACCGTTGCTTACAAGTTGGCATTGTTCATTAACGACTTCCCAGAAGACGCAATGAGATTGTTAGCAAACAACGATGCAGAATATATGGAACAGAGCGTTAAGAAGACTATTAAGGATAGCTTAGGTGCTGCTAACTTCCCGACTGCTGCTGAATGCCGTTCATTCTTGAACTCTGATGCTCAGACTTATGCTGCTCAGATTAATGAAATCATTGACGGTGAAATTCCGAATACAATCGAAATTCCAAGACGTGATAATGATCCATTTAAGTTGAAGGCTAAGCAAATTGTTAAGAAGTACTTCACTGATAATCCAAGACTTATCCGTAACGGTGGTGTCGTTGGTGACGCAATCGGTGCTGCAAGTGTTGAAATTGTCCGTGCTATTTGTCAGCATGCCTTAACTCGTTTGAACACTCGCTATAAGACTGATACAGATAAGCCGTTCGTAGCACATAACCTTCAGGAATTCTACGATACTTATAAGCCAGTCTTCAAGCTCGGTTTGACTAAGGAATGTCTCGAACAGGTATTTGAAGAATTCGCTAAGAACTTCAAAGAAAACGCTTAATAAATTTCAGCAATTAACAATAACGGGTTTACAAAACCCGTTATTTTTTTATATTTGATTTATATGAGTATAATAAATCAAACAAACTTAATCACAGATTATATTAATTTTATTTCAACCGCGAAGACTGAACGTCTTTGTGTCGATGAAGCTGAACGTCTTGCTATTCTTGCTGGTTTTAGGCAATATAAACATACTTCTGGTATTTTGTTGCCAGGTGAAAAGGTTTATTTCAAGAATAAAAATAAGAATTTTGCAGCATTTATTGTTGGTAAGGCAAACATAGCAGTAAACATTCTCGGTGCTCATATTGATGCTCCTAGAATCGACGTCAAGCAAAAGCCACTTTATGAATCAGATGGAATTGCTTACTTTGATACACAATATTATGGTGGTATCAAGAAGTATCAATGGACAACTACTCCGCTTGCTATTCATGGTGTTATTTGCACTATTGACGGTAACACTGTAAAGGTTTCTATTGGTGAAGATCCGAATGATCCGATTTTCTGTATTTGTGACCTTCTTCCTCACCTTGATAAGAAACTTGCAGAAAAGAAAGCAAGTGATTTCATTAATGGTGAAAAGCTCGATATTCTCGTAGCAACGACTGAAATCGAAACTGAAGATAAGGATAAGAAAAAGGTTAAGGAATGGGTTTTACAGTTCCTTAAGGAAAAATATGGAGTTGAAGAAGAAGATTTAGTTTCTGCAGAACTTGAAATTGTTCCTGCAGGTAAAGCAAGATATTCTGGCTTTGATAAGTCCTTGATTGCTGGTTATGGTCAAGATGATAGAGTTTGCGCATTTACCTCATTAATGGCTGTTCTGTCGCTCCAGGAGCTTCCAGAAGTCACATCTGGTGTTGTATTAGTAGATAAGGAAGAAATTGGTTCTTGCTGTGCTACAGGAGCAAAATCGAGATGGTTTGAAGACGTATTACGTTGTGTCTTGAGACCGAAGGATGAAGTTGAATTTGCTACATACTTAGCACGTTCTCGTATGCTTTCTTCTGACGTTACTGCAGCTTATGACCCACTTTATGCAGACGCTTATGATAAGAAATCTTCTGCTAAGTTAAATGGTGGTATTATGTTCTCTAAGTATAATGGAGGTCGTGGTAAGTCTGGTGGTGCTGACGCAAATCCTGAATTTATTGCTTATATCCGAAAGGTTATGAAGGATGCAGGAGTTAAGTATCAGTTTGATTCTCTTGGCAAGGTCGATGTTGGTGGCGGTGGAACAATCGCAAGTATGGTTTGTGAATTGAATATCAATGTTCTTGATGCAGGTGTTCCAATTCTGAATATGCACTCTCCATTAGAACTTGCCCATGTAAATGACATTTATAACGCTTACTTAGGTTATACCGCATTTATTAAGACATTCTAAAATAAAAAGACGGCAATTACTTGCCGCCTTTCTTTTATTAATTGAGATTATTAGACTCTATCAACACCTGTTACAGCGAATACACCAGTTGCGTATGCATTATCGATGTCTTCTGGGTTTTCAACCTTGTTCTTAGCATCTTCAGCAGTTGCTGCAGGAACAATAACAGTTCTCTGAATTCTACTATCACGACCGTTTTCATCAGCTAATGTATAGTGAACTCTCCAACGAGGTGTTCTGCTAACACGACGTGCTCCAGTAGTCTGTGGACGTCTACGACCTCTCTGAACAACTGGTTCATCATATTCGTAAGTTTCGTCTTCGATTTCATCACGGTTTCCAGTATTATCGAATTCATAAACAGAATCTTCTGGATGTTCAGAATTAACGAACGGGAATGTATCTTCAAGTTCGACCTGAGCGAACTGAGCAATTTCTTCCTTGATTTCTGCAGGCATCTTGATAACGATATGATATTCTTGCTTTGTAGCACCATCTTCTTCGACATCAACAACTGCTGCATCAACATTACACATTGCATACTTACCTTCATCATCTTCGTAAGCAAGACGTAACTTATCCTTGATTGCAGAAATAATTTCATCAACTTCTGCCTTGGATTCATCGTCGCCAGTAACATCGATATTAATCTTGATTGTTGCAGCTGGGAATGCATAGTGGTCAGTATAATTACGGTTAACTGTTCTCATACGGTGACGAGTGACACGACGGGTAGTAACAGTTTCCGGAGTTTCTTCGAATTCACGATGAGTAATCATGTCTTCTGGTTCTGGGTTTTCACGACGTTGACGTTCGCGTTCTGCTGCAGCTTCACGTTCACGACGTTCACGTTCTGCTTCTGCTGCACGACGTTCAGCTTCAGCACGTTCTGCACGACGCTGCTCAGCTTCTTCTGGTGTCAAGTCAGCAGTTTCACCGATTGCTGCATGACCGAAGATTTCAACAATTGTATCTTGGTCAAGGTCTGGGTTCTTTTCATGAATGAACTGATACCAGTTATCATCCTGAAGAAGTTCCATTTCCTTTCTAACAGTTCTCATATTTCTGGTAGCATTCGGACGATCTGCAATCAATTCCAAAATATGTTCGAACTTGCCATAGTAATCAGCACGTTTTGCAGGTGTCATGTAACCACCCTTAATACGTTGACCACCGAGTGTTCTTGGCTTAGACTTAGCAGAAGCATAAGTTTCCATGGTTCTCTGGATAAACAACTTATCAGTATCGTCTAATCCGATATTATCATACCATGCTTCCAAAAGTAACTGTGCATCTTCATTAAGTGCATAGCCATGTTTCTTTAAATATCTGACAGCTTCACCAAAATTCAATTCTTCCTCCGGTTCGAGATCATCTGCGACATAATTTTCATCGTCTTCGAAGTTATCTAAATCAGATTCATCATAAGCGATGTTATCATCGCCATCTAATGCATCAATATTTTCTTCATCATCGATATATTCAGCATCTTCACCTTCATCATCGACAACTTCTTCGAAATCTTCTGTATTTTCCGGAACACTTGCTAAAGTATCGTGTAATTCCTCAACAGCTTCTGTCGGGTCAAGTTCACGTTCGTAATAACTCTTGACCAATTCTTCAGCGTCTTCATCCATGGCGAGAATTTCGTCAAAAGATGCTTCATCTGGATCATCAGTTGTATAGTTATCTGCCCACAAGTCGCTCAATTTGGCCTTATACTCTTCGAGAGAGCCAAATGCAGCATTTTCCTTGATAAAATACATATTCTTTGATTTTAATAGCTTTTTTGCTTCGTTAAAAGTCATAATTCCTCTCAATTAATTTTCTTTATATTATTTATAATAAAAAACCAGCCGTTACTGACTGGTTTTTCAAAATCTGTATATTATATATTAGATAAGGTCTCTAATATTGCCGCCGTTTCTTAAAAAGTCAGAAACACTGCTAATACCGTGACGTCTCATCATATCTGTAACACGTTTTGGACCTGTTCTTCTTGTTCCCATAGCGGAAGAAGTGCGAGCAGCTTGAGTAATTCCTTCACGTCTGTCTCTTGCAGCACCATTTGATGCTTCATACTTATCATAATTATCAGTTAACCATTCGATAAGTTCAGAAACACCAGCATCATTTGTCTTCTTTGTTCTATAGAATTCATGAGCATTTAACAAGATAAACTTCTTGGTTCCGTCATCAAGTGTCTTGATAAAGCCCTTTGCTTGGCTATTATCAGTAACACTAATAGTTCCATCACTATTAATTCTTAATTCGAACTGATAAGCACCACCCTTACCTCTACGAATAAGCTGAATTTTATTTGCAGAACGAGAACCTGTCGGAGTTGCTATATAAATATCTCCCATAATATCACGAATTTCTGCACAAATTCTATTGGTAATTCTATTATTATATGCTTCATCAGCCTTTTCGGTCATAATAAAGCTACGGAATGTTGATGATCCCTTAGCCTTATTGCGATCGTCGTAATTCTCGACATCACCCAAATCTAATGCTTCGTTTAAAAAATCTATCATAAAATCCTCAAATTTTTTATCATTTTATATTATTTATAGTTTACAGAACTAATTATTTTTGCTATATTTAAATCGAAAAAATAAGGTATTTTTATGAGTAATATTATAACTAGTTATATAAATGGCAATCATCGTACTACTATTTATACTGACGGTACGAAGGTCAAAGAGACTGGTTACTACGTAAACGAACCAGGATCTAAAGGAACTCGTGTCAACCGTTGGGTTGAGACAGATTCTGAAAATTTCATTTATGAAGCGCCAGAAAATATAACTATAAAAATTACAGACTTTTGTAATGCAGGTTGTCAGTTCTGTTCTGAAGGAAGTAATAGTGCAACAAAGCATGCTGATTTGTCAAAGCTGTTGCCTATGATTAATTCTTTCTATCCTGGACTTGAAGTTAATATTACTGGTGGAAATCCTTTGGCACATCCAGAACTTATAACTATTCTGGGAATTCTCAAGGCAAGACAAATCATCGTTAACCTTAATATTAATCAGATTCATATCAAAGAAAATAAAGACCTTATTAAGAAATTAATCGATGAAGAACTCATTTATGGCCTTGGAATTACATTGCATGACGCACATTGTAAGGAAGATTTTAAATTCATAGACAAACTTGGTGATAGGGTCGTTATTCATGTAATCGCTGGTATTCTTAATAGGCATGATCTTCCTGCTTTACAGGGAAGAAGGGTTCTGATTCAAGGATTTAAGAATACTGGTCGAGGAAAGATTCTTTTTGAAAAGTATAAGAAAGAAATCGAAAAGAATATTTCCTGGTTACAGAAGAAAATTCCGGCATTGCATAGCATGTGCAAGATTATAAACTTTGATATTCTTGGTTTTAAACAGATTAATCCTGCAAGAGTATTACATTTGTTTGATGTTCCATCAGATTCAATTTATAATATTGACGGAATTAAGAAACGAGATACAGTAGGCAATATTATCGTTCCTGACCTTTATATAGACATGCCTAATATGGAAGTAAGTATTTCGGTCGATATGCCTAAAGAAAATTTCCATAAAATAACTGGACACGAAACAATTTCTGAACTTTTAAACATTTCTACTCTATGATAGATGAAGTATATTTAGATATGGACGGTGTATTAACCAACTGGGATTACCAGATTGATTTTTACAACGCTCGAAAACCTACGGGAAAAGCGAATTGGGATAAAGTATGTAAGATTGGTGCTAAATTCTGGATTGATATGCCTTGGCTTCTTGAAGGTCATGATCTTTATCTAGGCATTCTTGAATTACAGAAGAAGTATAATTTTAAACTTGGTGTTCTATCCGCTATTTTCTCTAAGTCTGGTAAACGAGGAAAACGATATTGGCTTGAATGTAACTGTCCTGAAATAGATCAGGCAAATATTATTATTTGCGATAAGTCTTTTAATAAGGTTGAACATGCGAAACCAAATCGTTTATTAATCGATGACAAACCAGAAAATTGTGCTGATTTTGTTGGGGCTGGGAGTAACGCTATCCTTTTCACGACATATAAGGAAGTATTACATAAACTAGAAGAAAAACTAAAGGCATAAATATAATATGAGTAAATTAATTTTTATTATGTTATTTTTGGTTAGTTTTGCTTTTGCAAAACCATTGGTATTAGAAATTTGTAATCCGAATTTTTGTTATGAACAAATAATTCCAGATGCAAAGAAATGGGAATATAAACACGACTTTACTGGTAAGAAATTTGTCAGAGTCTATTTTTATGATTCCAGGAAACTCTTAGATATTAAAGCAGATGGATTAACTGTCAAGCAAAAGAAAATCTAATACGAAAAAGTAAAAATAAAAATTATATATAAGACAGAGGAAACAAATGTTTATTAATAATACTTACAACTATTCATCATACAGCAAATCGTCACCGCGGTTTGTGGTTGTTAGTATATTGTAAATAATTTTTTACCACATTTAACAATTAAGGACCGCTTACAAAAGTGGTCTGTTTTTTTATATTTGAAGGAGATTTTACCATGTTTACAGACGAAGAATTAGTAACCCTCACATGGGAAGAAATTTTTAAATTTTTAACATTAGTATTTTAATGGAGAATAACAAATGAGAACTATAACTCAAACACACACTGGCATGATTGTCTCGGACACAGACCTCAACTTGGAGTATCTTTACGTAGGCGATTATGGTAAAGAAAATAACATTAAGGCAGATTTCTTAGGCTATACCAAAAGAATCGAAAAGGTCGTTCACAAACCCGTCGATGTAGCGGATAAGCTTGTCGTTACGGTTTCTACCCAGAAGGGTTGTCTTGAATCCTGTAAGTTCTGTGACTGTCCTAAGTTCGGCTTCAAGGGAAATGTCCCCTACTTTGAATTGATGTCCGAAATTGTTAATGGTATCGCATTCTCTAAGATCACTCAAGGTGAAAGACTCAATGTCCACTTTGCAAGAATGGGCGAACCTACTTGGAATCCAAACGTAATTAAGGTCGCTCGTGATATTGGTAATATTTCCAATAACTGGTTCAAGGAATATCATCCTGTCGTTTCTACCATGCTTCCGAATAACAATAAGAAGCTTGAAGCATTCCTCCAAGACTGGTGTGCTCTTGGTTACGATGCAAAGTGGAATGGTGGTATTGGTCTTCAGTTCTCTATCAATACCCTTGATGAAGCTGATAGAAACGACATGTTTAATAACCAGTCGTTAAGCTTGCAGGAAATCTCGGATTTGGCAAAGCGTCTTCCGCCTCCTGCTGGTAGAAAGTATACTCTGAACTTTGCAGCAACTGGCAAGTGCAATCTTGACCCTGCTCTCATGGACAAGTATTTCGACAAGGATCGTTTCATTGTCAAGATTACTCCTATCCATGCAACAGAAGCTGCAGCAGTAAATAACTTCACTACTGAATTTGATTTTGACGTTTACGAAAAGTTCGAAAAGCCGCTCGTTGATGCAGGTTGGCAGGTTATCGTTTTCATTCCGTCGCATGAAGAAGACGCAGACCGTATTACTTGTGGTAACTCGTTGATTGCACTTGAGGCAGAAAAGTAATGAATATTTTGATGGTAAATGGTAGTCCACACCGAGATGGTTGTACTGCCAGGGCATTGCATGAAGTCGAAGAAGAATTTAAAATTCTCGGCGATAATGTAATCGATAATATGTGGTTAGGTCCACAGATGAATGGTTGCATTTGTTGCAATGTCTGTAAAGATAAAAAGCTTGGTCATTGCGTTTTTGATAACGATTTAGTTAATCGCTTTATTGAAAAAGCACAGAATGCCGATGGTTTTATCTTTGCATCGCCAGTTTATTATGCTGGAATTACTGGTCAACTTGCCAATTTTATGTCTCGTGTATTTTATTCTGCCGCAAATGTTATGCGTAATAAGTATGCAGCAGGAATAACAGTTTCGAGACGTGCAGGTAATGAACTAGCATTTGCTCATCTTAATTCTTATTTTCTTATGCATTCCATGACTGTCGTAGGAAGTCAGTATTGGAATGAAGTGCATGGAGATTTCCCGGAAGAACTCGAACATGACAAAGAAGGTTTACAATGTATGCGAAGATTGGCATATAACATGCATGTCGCAGTTCATGGACCTGACAAACCTTTTGAAGAAAAACGAATTCATACGAATTTTATTTCAAGAGAATTTTTAAAGCTTTATAAGGAAGCTGAAAATAAATAAACATATTTACAAACACAAAAAAATTTACTAAATTTAAAAATAAAAAGAGAGGATATAACAATGGCAAAACTCGGCTTATTAGTTGATGCACAGGTAGACTTTATTACTGGTGCTCTCGCAAACCCATTCGCACAGGCGAAGGTTCCTAATATTGTTAACAAGATTAAGCACTGGGATGGTGCTATCATTGCAACACATGATACTCACTTTAACAAGATGCAGGTTACTACTGGTTGGCCTCCAATGGAAGGCAAGCCGTATGAGGAAACATTGGAAGGTCAGAAGCTTCCAGTTCCGCACTGCATTAAGCTGACCGATGGTTGGGAAATTGAAAAGACTATTCTTGATGAACTTCAGAAGAAGAACCAAGATGGTAAGCACAATTTCTATTCTGTCGATAAGTATACATTCGGTAAGCTCGATCTTCCTGAATATATCAGAAATCTCGGTATTGAATTCGACGAAATTGAAATTTGGGGTTTCGTAAGCACGATTTGTGTTCTTGCGAACGCAGTTATTCTCAGAGCTGCATTCCCGAATATGAAGATTACGGTCGATGCAAGCTGCATTGCTGATTTGGATGAAGAAGGTCAGAAGGCTGCAATTCTCTGTCTCCAGCGTCAACAGATTGATGTAATCAATGCCTAATATTCCAGACAGATATAATATAGAAGGTCTTAATGACCTTGCAGATGTATGGCAAGATCTGCTTGCTGTTGCCGATGGCGCGACAGAAAAGCAGATTTATGCACTGGCTGAAGATGTAGTGAGAAAATTACATAAACCTGTTACAAAAGAAAACGTAGATATTGTGATCAGAACATTAGGTTCTCAAATCAAAATCAATATTAAGGAATAACCATTTTTTGGAGATTAAAATGAAATTCTTTCTAAAACTTTTCCCACCTGATTTAAAAGTTATGGCAGATATTAGCAAGTTTCTTGCTTCTGGCCGTTATGATGAATGCATTACTTATATTAAAGCAGTAGACCAAAATAATTTAAAAAAGTCACTTAATTATTATATTGTTACATCAGAAAAACTTGTTAATGAATTCATGATGCACCGTTACAAAATGATGAACGATATGCACGAAATGATTTTCAAGGAAAGATCAAAATACTTCAATCAAACTCGTTATAACAAATGTGTTAATGCAGCAAATGAAGATGACAAACCACTGAACTATTATGTTCAAAAACTTAAATATGGTTTTTAATAATATTTAAAAAGGATTGGTTTTATCCAATCCTTTTTTATTTTCATGTTAATAAATTACCATTCAGGTTCACGAGGATCTTCTGGTTCAGGAATTCGTTTTGTACCATAAGACATTTCAACAACTTCAAAATATTCAGCGTTTTCTATGCCTTCTGGATTTTTATTATAAGTATCAGATATATCTTGTTTCTTTCCATTGACAACAGCATATATTAAAGTTTCGCCATCATCCCATGGACATCCACAATCATCTACATCATTTGCAATGTCATAAGAAATATCTTCACAGTCAGTTACTTCATCAAATGTTGGAAGATGATCAAATATAAAAGCAACAGCGCATTCATATTTAATATATTCTCCATCGTCAGAAATATCATAATTAACTTCGACCTTTTTATCAGGATAATTTGTTTTTAAATATTTTTCAACCTCGGTAGCATAATTTGAACAATCACTTTCTTCACTACTAGCATCATAACCATCTTCTGCATAGTAATCCGGGTCATAAAATTCAGGTCTTGTTGACGGATCAACGAAATCACCCTTTCTTTCTACGATAAAGCCATGTCTTTTAAGAAATTGCTTTGCTTCATTAAGATTCATACCTAATCCTCTATTAAATTCTGTATTTTCTTTGGTTTCTCGGAACTCTAAGAAACCGTAATTTATATTATTTATATTAAAAGCATTTACAAATACATTTTATTTTGCTATATTTTAGTCAAATTTAAAAAAGGATATTAAAATGGAACTTTCTCAAAAAGAAATTGACGAAATTAAGAATTATAAACCGATTGATGAAGAAAAGTATATCATCAATTATTTGAGTGATACTGACATTTATAAGGTCAGTATGACACAATGTTTACTTCATAAGCGTCCAAATGAATGGGCTAAGTGGAAGTGGAAGCTTCGCTCTAAGGATGTTCATTTGGGTTATTTGGTTGATGCAGTTAACCGTGAAGTTGATCATCTTTGTACTCTTAGATGGCAACCGTTTGAACTTGATGCATTGTCCAAGATTTATTACATTAAGCCTGACTATGTTGACTGGCTAGAAGACTTCCGTTTAAAGAGAAAGTATATCAAGATTACTCGTCGTGGTGACGATCTTGAAATTGAAGCAGAAGGTCCTCAGCTCAAGGTTACTTGGTTTGAAATCTATGTGATGGAAATCATCCAGGAACTTTATCTCCGTCAGTTTGAATTTGATTTTGAAAAGGCAAAGCAAAATCTTAAGGAAGCAGTTGATAAGTTTAATGCTGCAATCGATTCTGGCTTGAAGTTCGGTTTTGCTGACTTTGGTGCTCGCCGTAGACATTCTTTCGCTTGGCAGGACTATGCAGTTGGTTATATGGCTAAGAACTGTAAGTGCTTTGTCGGAACTTCTAACCTTTATTTCGCCATTAAATATGGTGTAAAGGCAATTGGAACGTTTGCACATGAAATGTATGCATTGTTCCAGGGTCTTGATGATGTTCCTATTCGTCAGTCTCAGAAGGCTGTATTTGATGCATGGACCCAGGAATATCGTGGCGATCTTGGTATTGCATTGTCTGATAACTTTGGTTTCATCCCGTTCCTTCGTGACTTTGATAAGTTCTATGCAAAGTTGTTCGACGGATGTCGTCATGACTCTGGTGACCCGATTGTCTGGGGTGAAATGTTGATTGCCCATTATAAGGCACTCGGTATTGACCCGACTACTAAGACTGGTTGCTGGTCTGACTCTCTCGATGTTGATAAGGCTATCAAGATTGCACAGCATTTCAATGGTCGTATCAAGATCAGCTTCGGTATCGGTACTTATTTCATGGCAAATCTTGTAACTGAGACTGCTGGTATTAAGCCGCTTTCCATGGTCATGAAGGTTGTTAAGGTTAATGGTAGAGATGTCGTTAAGCTTAGCGATTGCCCTGAAAAGAATATGTGCGAATCTCCGGCATACGTTGAATACGTTAAGAGCGTATTTGAGTATATTCCGCTTGACCAGTGGAAGGGTGGAATGGTCGTGATTAAAACACCGTAGTCTGCAAAAATATTCATCAGATAAAAATTAAAAAGAACCATTTACAAAAGTGGTTCTTTTTTCTATATTATATTCAGTAAAACATAAAAAAGGATAAAAAATGCTCAAATTACTTCTAATCTACATTGCCTCATACATCGGCTGTCGTTTACTCATTCGGTTCTTAAAAAGCCAGAAAATGATTGATGTTAAGGATGACCCTAAGGTTGCCTGCGTTCTTATCGCTCCGCTGATGTTTGTCGGTTTAATTGTCAATACAATCTTTGCTTATATTTGTAAATGGTCTACCAGAAAGAAAAGGGAAGACGAATTTGTAAACAAGTATAACAAGAAATTGCCAGAAGTATGGTATAAGCTCAATCGGTTCCTTGGAACTGGTAAGCCATCTATTCTTGATAATGCTTCTACATTTGATAAAGAATATGATAAGTATATCGATGAACAGGATTTATTTAGTGATTTCAGACCTGCTTATGATAAGGTAAAGGTTGTTAAAACTGTAGCTACTGATAATGGTCCTAAAGATGTTCTGACAAGCTATCATGAAGCTATGGATCTTGTTAGTCAGATTGCTAGACAGACACAGCAACCTATTATTACTGCTACTCAAAGACCAACAGGTTCTCGATATCGTTTAACTCCAAGAAGAACTGATACTATCAGAAAAACAAATGATCCTATTAATGAAGTATTCATTTCTCTCATGAAAGAAAAGTGCAGAGGTTACTAATGCGAGATCCAAATCGTCTTTACGATTTTTATCAAAAACTTCAAACTGTCCATATAACCCATTTCCCTGATTGGCGTTTTGGACAGTTTATGTTCAATTTCTTCGGTTGGTATGGGCAAGATCCATTCTTTTTAGAAGAAGATAAATTCTTAGAACTTCTTGACAAATTTGTCAAAGGAGAAAATCCATAATGTTTAAATTACTCAAAGATACTGGTAAATCAATTATTGACGCTAGTTATAATGAATTTTCATATGCTTTAACAGTTTTATCTGTCCTGTGTATTGTTATTTTTAGCGTTATTACTGGCGTTGGTTATTTTGCTACAACTCCAGAAGAAATGGGTAATCTTTCACTTGTTGCTCCACCAGGTGCTAAAGTTTGGTTAATCGGACTTATCATGGTAATAATTTCTATTATTTTCGGCGTTTTCACATTATTTGCTGATTCACAGTATACAAGTAATGACGACCGAAGATTCTTAGTTGCTGGATATTTTTGGGTATTTGCTACTTGCAGTGGTGCATTGCTTATGGTAGCACCGTTTATTCTTCTTTATGATTTCACTAGGTATTTATTCTATGCAGTTAATTTCTGTCTTGAACATTTTTTTATGTTATTCGCACCAAGAAAAACAAAAGAAAAAATGATTGTTTGGGAAAAAACAGAAAAAGAAATGATAAGTACTTATAACAACTTTCTTAAAAACTAAACCATAGGAGCATATCAATGCTTATAAAAGTCATCTCTGAACTAGTGATAGTATTCTGTATTGTATTAGCAATCATGGGAATACCATCACAAACTATAACAAAAACAGTAAAAGAACCAGTAAAAGAAACACATTGTTGGTGTGGAGGAATTCCAGAAACACACAAGTATCTTAATGCTAAATATCATTTGAGTACATATGATATTGAACAGATTGATACTAAATACTATGCACCAAAAATGATTGAATATCAAGATACTAATCCAACTATTTTACAGTGGATTAATAGACTTTTAATCGTTGCTGCTTATCTGTTTTTGGTCGGAATTATAAGTGCTATTGTATCGTCAAATTCTAGTAGTTATTGGTATTATATTTTACCGATAATAGATACATTAACTTTTATTTTCATGTTCCCAAAAAACCATAAAGAGAAAAAGATTGAAGCAATGACTAACATTAATGATAGAGTTAGTAGAATACTTCCTAACGTTATCAGTAATCTTAACGACCATTTAAGGAGAAACTAAACCATGAGAACAAAAAATCATAGATTAAATTATGATGATTGCTATGCAGTAACATCGATTGTCGGAGCAGTTCTTTTCGTTGCATTATTAATAACTTACTTTGCTATGGATGTCAAATTTAATAAAGCAAATCATAATATCATGGTTGAAAAACGTGCTAAGTTATATGAACAAAGTATTCTGGAATACAAAGGTCATTTAGCTGCAGAAAACACTCGTTCATCATATACGCCACGATCAAAGCAATGTTGTAAAGCAATTCCTAATAAACCGCTTCCAATGTCTGCCGTTCCAATGGTATTTAAATAAGGAGAATATATGAAGAAGTTTTTATCTGATTACTTTTTTAAAGGTCAAGAATGGTGGGTTGGAGTTATTTCGATTGAAGTAATTTTCCAAGTCGTTGCAGCAATTTACCTCCTTGTTAATGGTTTTGGTAATTTACAACGAAATGCATGGCAAAGCACTATCGTTATGCACAATTTTTTGCATGAACATTGGTGGGCTATTGTATTACCTATTATTCTGTTTATTGTTGGTGATATCTGTTTAATGTTTGCAATAGACAAACATAGAGATTATTATTATAATCACGATGAAAAATCATATTTTGAAAGTATTTTCTATCTTGGTTGTAATATCTTGTTTGGTGGAAGTATTTTATTTGCACCTATTGCAATTATATTAGTTATTGTTACGAATTCTGCAAGATTCTTCGCTTTCTTGTGTGAATGTGCTATAGCATTCCATAATAAACTATCTGTTAGTAATATGCTTAACAGTTATAGGAAGAAATCTCCAGAAAAATACAAGAAAACTATTATTGACGAATATAATAAACTAGTGGGGACAGAACCATGGTAAGAAAAATTAATAAGGCACTTTTAAATGGAGATGCTTGGGGCGAATGGTATATGTGTTTGCTTCAAAGCGTTGCAATAATATTTTGTTGTTTCATGGTAGTCATGTCAATCGCCGGTATTTTGGAATCAAATACAAATATTATTCAAAATAATTTTTGGTTTTATTTCAAAAGAAACGGAATGATATGGCCATATGTAACAATATTATGTTCTTGTGCATTTTCTTTTCTTATGATGGCTATTACTGCTGATAATTATAATGATTGGAGTTGGGAATATAAAGAAAAACAGAAATTATTAAGAGATGATACAGATTATAGACCAGTCGATGATTGGCAAACTATTAAAGATGGAACTGCAGCATCTATTAAACTTAGAATTTGTTACTGGAGTTTTTTAATTTTATCATTTGCCATTATTCCGGGCTTAATCGTTTTGGGAGTAGTTTCTTCTATTATTGGTATATTCCATCTTTGTGGTCATTTTATTGATTACCTTGCAAGTAAGACAATTTATAAACCAAAAACTCCTGAACGAGGAATGATTAATGAATTTAATAAATTACTAGATGATTGATAGAGAAATATTAGGAGTTAGTATGGGTTATCCACCTTGTCCAGTTCCACCTCCGCCACAACCTAAAAAACCAAAATATAAAGGTTATCCGCAGGTGGAATGTATTAATGGCGAAAAATATTATACTTATAAAGGTTTAGTTCATACTGGAAAAGGTTATTTCAAAGTAACCAGACGTGATGAAGGTGAAAGTATTTTTAAAAATCTTTTGCCTTTATTGCTTAATGAGTATAATGAACTATTGAAACCACATGATTATCCAATTATCGGTTATGCTAATTTTTTTGATGTTAAAATTCCAGTAACAACTGAAATAGAAAAATCATTTATTAAAACCGCAGCTGAAAGTCTTATGTGGCATATCAATCGACTTCCAGAATATAAAGTTGGAACGTATATAAGCTCAGTTGTTAATACTATTCATAAATTAAAAGCATCAGAAATCGAATGGTTAAATAAACATATTGTCTATAAGTTAGATAATGAAAATACATGTCTTAATATAGACGGTTATTTTTATTCGTAATTTGGAGAATATATGGGTCCAGGAACAGCATTACCACCAATACCTAGAGAAGATCATCCAGTAAGGGCTGCTTGCTTGTGCAATATTATTAAATATAGTACAAAAGAAAAGCCGGTAGATGAAACTCTTTTTAGTACAGTATTAGAAAATACTATTGAAGACTTTAATGATTATTTAAAGGAACGTGAACATCCGGTTATTGGAACCATAGATTTCTACGGTAATACAATTCAATATTCATCTGAAGAAGAACTAGAATATATTAAAGAGTTTTCGGAACGATTTGATGCTCGAACCGCACCGATAGTTGAATATTGCCATAGTACTCGCGGATGTTGCATTCCAGAAGTATATAATGCATTAACTGATATAAAAAATGATGAGATTAAGCGTCTCAACAAGCACCTTAAATATAAAGTAGATCCCACTAAGGTTGCCTGCATAAAATTTTTATAATCAGGGGGTTTACAAGTGCGATAATAATTACTATATTATGCACATAAACAAAAAACAATAAAACAATTCAACAATTAACATAAGGAAACAAAACTATGTCTTTCAATATCTTCAAAATCTTCGCTCACAAGGCTCAGCGTGGTCTCGAAGGCCTCATCTCCACCAAGGATAAGATTGAGGAAATCCGTTATCAGTATAATAAGAATGCCGCTCAGTATATCAAGTCGGCTGAAGATATGCTGGTCAACGCTAAGGAACTCAAGGCCAAGTTCGAGGAACTCGACGAAAAGACCGCTACTAGCAAGCGTGTCTACGAATCTCTCATCGCTGCTGACAAGCTCGATGAAGCTAAGATTAAGTATATTGTTTACAAGGGCATGAAGACTGCTCGTGACACTATCGAAACTGCTTGGCAGAACACAGAAAAGCAGTGTGTCCAGGTTCGCGACACTCTCAAGAACATCGACACCAACAAGGCTCTCATCGAAGCTAAGCTCACTGCTCTCCAGGTCCAGATCGATACACTCAAGATGTGCGATCGCAACAAGATTGGCGATTTCGGTATCGATTGCAACGCTATGATTGCTGAAATCGAAAGCGAAGTCAAGACCACTCAGTTCCACATCGAAGCTAAGCAGGAAATTGCCGAAATCACCGGTAAGGGTGGTAAGGGCACTCAGACTATCGAAACTGTCGCTCTCGACACTGAATTCGAAGAAGTCGTCAAAGCTTACAAGGGTGTCTAATAAAAAGGATTTCTCCTAAATAAAATCACTAAGCAGGGTTGACAACAGCCCTGCTTTTTGTTATATTTTATAAAAAACTATAACCAAAGGAAAAATAAACATGACTACAATCACTACTATCATTCTCACTGTCATTGCAATGTATGCAGCTGGCATTATCGCACTCTATGTTGGCCATAAAATGGACCATGTACCATTTCATCCAAGTGTGCTTGATATTTTTATGTCACCACTTGCAAATGTCTTCTGGTTCCTTATTATCGGTAGACTCTGCCACTGGACCAAGAATGACATCGTTGGCGATGATCCATATAACCAAAAGATGATCCAGCCCAAGATTGATCGTTTGCTCTTGAAGTGTGATGATATGTTTAAGGCTTAATCATGGCTAGTAAAGAAGAAAATATTAAAATTTTTAATCATACTCAAGAATTAATCAGTAAGGATAAAACCTTACAGAATTCTATTAAGTATTCGATTGAAAATTCGGAGTTTCTTGCCGATGATATGACGATTGACTTTTTCTGTGAGAACAAAACTCCAGGAACTGTCAAGGTTACTAAGAGTAGTTCTTTTGATGCGGCAAGAAAATATACTGGTAAGGTAGCAGTTCTCAATTTTGCTTCTGCTACAAATCCTGGTGGCGGTGTAACAAAGGGTTCTAATGCACAAGAAGAATGTCTTTGTCGTTGTTCTACACTTTATAATGTTTTGTCTGACCCGAAGTTTGACGAAATCTTTTATAAACCACATAAAGAATATGGGAATGCACTTCATAACAATGATGCAATTTACACACCCAATATTCAAATTATCAAATCGGACAATTATAACTTATTGTATCGTCCATTCTCTGTAGATGTAATTACTTGTGCAGCACCTAATCTTCGTGAAACACCTGCAAACGCTTACAACCATGAACGTGGTGAAAAACCAAACGTTACTGATGAAGAATTGTTTAATATTCATTTCCGCAGAGCAGTTCATATTTTTAACTTAGCTGCATCTCATGGTGATGAAACAATTATTCTTGGCGCATTCGGTTGTGGAGCATTCAAAAACCCACCTGAAATCGTAGCTAAGGCTTATAAAAAAGCTTTGGAACTCGGAAAATACTTCTTCAAGAATATTGAATTTGCTGTCTATTGTGGAAAGGATGATACTAATTACAAAGTATTTAAAGAAATACTAGAATGAGGTATCTATACATGAATTTAGATGATGTAAAAGGTATGATGGAAGGCATGGGCTGGCGTGTTCTTGGTCCTGAACCACAAGATCAAAAATTTGGTAAGTGGATTAAGACTATTCCAAGAGTTGAAGATTCAGTAGATGCAACTATTAAATCTATAGAAGCTGGTATCGAACAGGTTGAAAAAAATCTTGATGATATTGATAAAAGATTCAATAGCTTTATGTCTGCACGTGACTCATCATATCCAAGACAAAAAATTAAAGGTAATTTTCCACAACATTATCCTAAAGCAAAATCAACTCCTCCTAAAAAGAAAGTTGATCCGATGTTTCAGGAAAGAGAAAAATCAGATGCTGGCAAATTAGCCGATAAATTTACTGAATTATTAAAAAAGAAGTAAGGTTTACAATTTAAGTAAAATTTACTATATTTGTGCCAGACATTTTAAAAAGGATATATTATGAATAAATTTTTTAAAGCCGTTTTGGCACTTTTGGGGATTACACTGGTTGGAGGTGTAATTATCAAGGAAAGAAATACATTTAATGACATTAGAAAGCAACTTCGAGAACTTCGTTGGTTCGAAAAGGGAGAGGGAAAGTAAAAAATAAATTTACATTTCAGCTTTGTTTTCTTTGCTATCTTTGATAACATAAAAGTTTAAAATTAATCAAGGACAAAATTATGAAGACATTAACTAAAAACGTGATAGATTGGACAGCAGATTTTTTTAATCGTGTAGGTAAAACCGACGCGGTTCTTGGTATTTCTGGTGGCAAAGATTCTAGTGTAGTAGCAGCAATTTGTGCAGCAGCATTAGGTAAAGAGCATGTACATGGCATATTGCTTCCATGTGGTATTCAAAAAGACATTTCTTGTTCTTATCAATTAGTTGATCATCTTGGCATTAGTTATGATGTTCAAGATATTGAAACACTTGTCAAGGAATCTTTGGCGCTTGTTCCTGGTGCAGACAAGTCTTATGATGCTAAGACAAATGTTGGTGCAAGGCTTCGTACTAATCAGATTATGGTAACAGCACAAACTAATGGTTGGTTAATGGCTAACACATGCAATCGCAGCGAAAATATAGTTTCCTATGCTACGCTTTGGGGAGATACTTGTGGTTCCTTTGCACCGATTGATATGCTAACCACGGAAGAAGTTATCGAAATTGGTGATGACCTTGGACTTCCATATGAACTTACGCATAAAACACCGATTGATGGGCTTCAACCACTTTCTGACGAAGAAAAGTTAGGCTTTACATATCATGAAGTTAATGAACTTATTAGAAAAGGTATTCAAGGTCCAAATTACGATAAGATTATTCGTGCGTATAATGCAGGAAAATTTAAACTGGAAACGATACGTATTCAACATTTCAATCCAAAGCTTCCTGATTATTTCTTAGAAAATTTTGGCATTTAATTATTTTAAAAGAATAAAATTATAAATATATTATAAAAGAATAATATGTGGTAGTTTTATTCTTATTAAAATATCTAAGTTTTAAAAACGGTTAGATTTCGTAACTACCACAATAACGATTTCTAACCGTTTTTCTTTTAGGTAATTTATGACAAAAATTTGTGGAATTTATAAAATAACAAATAAAATTAATGGTAAATGTTATATTGGTCAATCTAATGACATTAATAGACGATGGCGACAAGAATTATCACCAAATGCGAAATTAAATCCACATTTAGCAAGAGCATTTGAAAAATATGGAACAAATAATTTTGAATTTGAAATTATCGAAGAATGTCAACGTGAATTATTAAATGAAAGAGAACAGTTTTGGATAAATTTATATAATTCAGCAGATAAAAATTTTGGTTATAATAAAACTTTAGGCGGTGATGGTAATTTAGGAAGACATTTTATAATGTCTGAAGAACAAAAAGAAAAAATTAGAAAAGCCAATACTGGTCGTAAATTAACAGAAGAACAATTAATTAATATTAGAGAAATTAATAAGTATAAAATAGATCCTAATCAAATAGTTATATTTTGTTATGAAACGAACAAATATTATCCATCAATAGGTAAAGCGGCAAAAGAATTAGGTATTTGTAAAGATTCAATTAGACATGTTATAATTAATCAAGACAAATATGCGATAAATTATAGATTTTGTAAAATATCTGATAATATAAATGAATTTATTGAATCATGTCAGCAGGTAGATGAATATTTAAAAGAACATAATATAACATTAAAACAATATTATTGTAGACAAACAAAACCAAATAAAAAACAAGTTCTTTGCATTGAGACCCAACAAGTTTTTGAATCTGCCTCTGAAGCAGCAAGACAAATGAATTTAAATAAACATTGTATTATTTGGTGTTGTAATGGCAAATATAAGCAGACAAATAATTATCATTTCAGATACCTTGAAAATTAGGGGTTGACAGCAGACAACTATTTTGCTATATTTTATTTTAAATATAAAGGTAAAGTATGCTTAATTGGCGAAGTGCTCCTAAAACTAAAGTTGAAATAGAAACACAATCATTAAATAGTGATTCTATGAAAATGCCTAAATTTATGAAGCTTCTTGATAAGATAGAAGAGACATATCATGACTTCAGCACAGAATTATATAGGAAACAAGCTAGAATTGTATTATCAAATTTATTAGAACATTTAAATAAGGATTAATATGGACGAGAAGAAACTTAATTCACTCATTACGACACTGCTTAAAATGTCAGTAGAACAGGAAAAACCTGGAAAGTATAATACTGTTATCGCAGAACTTTTGAAAGCTGAAGGTGTTAATAATGTTGTTATTATGGATCATCGTGGTGGTACTGTAGTAAGCTATAATAATGCTCAAGGCGGTATTACACTTTTAGGCGAATAATATGAGTTTAGAAATTGATAACTGGACAGAACCACTCAAAACTCAAATGCATAATTTGATTGATGAGTTGTTTGAAGCCGGAATAACATTTGAACTCAGACATTCATTTGGTTATAATTCTTATGTCGATGAAGACAGTAAGGATGACCGACTTGAAATGGTTATGTTTAGACGTCGTTTCGTTATTGGTCTATCAAAACCAATGCTTTATATGATTCATGACCATTTAGGTGACGGTTGTAAACGTGTAATTGATCGAACTGATTTTAAATCATTTGACGAATTACGTGAAAAAATTATAGAATTAGCTAATGACTAAAAAGTAGGGTTGACAACAACCCTATTTTTTATTATATTTTGTAAAATTTTGGAGAATTTTATGTCAGTTAAAACACCTGTTTATATCTATAATAATGAAAAGAAAAAGAATCATTCTGTTGTTACAGCAATGATTGGTTCTGAAATCAGAGCAGCAATTCAGAATTGGAGAAAGGAAAATAAACTTCCCATCGATTTTAGAATTCCTACGCTTTACATGTATTTTACAAAGCCGATTATCAAGACTGCTGTTGTAGAAGGTATTACTGATATTGGAACAAGAAATCATCTTTTTGAAACTTGTCTAATCGACAAGGTAGAATTTATGGAACCTGATGAAGGTATTTCCAGAGAACATGATGTTATTTTCTGGTCACCGCTCGGAGGTTCTGTTGGATTTGCAAATCCTACAAAGGATAATGTAAAGATTATTCAAAAAGAAGTTGACCTTACTATCGAAAAAGAATATTATAACCATTATGTCTAAATACGAATTATACATTTCTCGTGCAAAGATGGCACGTTATATTGCCAATATTTTTGACCATAATGCTGATTGCTATTATGAAAATTGGTCATATAATTGTGAAATGCGTGATAAATGGGAAAATATTGCAGAAAAATGTGAAAAGTATGCAAGGAAACTTAAATAATGTCTTTTCTTTTTAGCAAGAAAGTGAAAATTTTGAAAAAAATTACTAGGGTCATCAACGCCCATGTAATAAATTTCTATATTATAGACAAACGTTATAAAATATTAGGTTTTATGGAGTTCTGTAGTAGGGGAGTAGTTTCAGACTATGATCCTTCTAAGGTGGACATAGATGAAAAATATGAAACTGATATGTTTGTCCATGCAGCTGAGTATACTATTCTTGCTAATAATCATGAACTCCTAACCAATAACATAAAGGAAATAAATGATTGCAGTTGAAAATACAGTAAAAGAAAAGTTTAACAAAATTCAAGAATTAGTCGACAGTATTGCATATGAACTCGACGATGCACCAGAACTTCATGATCCTGAAGAATTCGATGCGACAATTAATGTTTGGAAAAAGTCAGTAATTGATACTATTCCACTTGGTTGTTCTGTAAAATTCAGAATGGATGTTGAAGAAATGCTTGAAAAATTCAAAGCTATATATTAAAGATTATCCTTTAATCATGTGTAGGGGGTTGACGAAAGTCACCCCTTTTTCTATATTGTAATCAACAAAGAGGTAATAATAAAATGTTTGGAAAACCATTAGCATATATTGTAAGAATTAAGGATATCCGAGAGATTCCTGGGGCGGACAGAATTGAACTTGCTACAGTTATGGATTATACCGTAGTCGTTAAGAAAGGTGAATATCAGCCTGGTGATTTGGCAATGTATGTCGAAATTGACTCGTTGCTTCCAGATGGTTTGTCTGATGAACTTCGTGCTAAATATACTGCTATCAAGGAAGGTCGAGAATTAGCAGATGCTACAAAGGAAGAAATTGAAGCTGCTTTGAAGGCAATTCAAGAATCTTCTAAGTACCCATATTTTGAATTTCTCAGAGATAAGAAGTTCAAAATCAAGAGTATGAAGCTCGGAAAGTTTGGAGTTATTTCTCAAGGTATTCTTTTCAAGCCATCTGACCTTGGCATTACTGATGCAAAGGTTGGTAAGGATTATACTCTTCAATTTGGTATCACTGAAATTGTTCAAGATGAAGAAGAAGCTGGTCTTAATACTGGTAAAAAGGATAACTGGTTTGTTCGCAAACTTATGAGATATACTTGGTATCGTAATTGGAGAAAGCGTCATAACGTTTCTGAAACTTGGGATCCAACTAACCCTGGAAAGTCTGATGAAGAAAACGTCCAAAAGGTTTACACCAAGATGTTTGAACAATACAAGGGTAAGAAATGGGTTAAGACTGAAAAACTCGAAGGTCAAAACATTACTGTTTTCTCTGAAAAGGTTGAACCAAGTTGGTTCGATAAGATTTTCCATCGCAATGTGGAATCTAAGAGAATCGGTGTATGCTCTAGGACTAGGGAACTTAATAAGAACGGTTCTGGAAAGGCTTTCTGGGACACTGTTCTTAGACTTGGACTTGATGAAAAAATCAAGAAGATTCCAGGTGAATGGTTCTGCCGTGGTGAACATGTCGGTCCAGGTATTCAAAAGAATATCTATAACCTTCCAAGAACTGATATTATCTTCTTCGACTTTTACAAGAAAGTCTATTTTGAAGATACTATAAATAGAAAGGTATTGTTCAAGTGGGAAAAGTTGAATTTCGAAGATTCTGTTCTTTTCGCTGAACAATGGGGATTGAAGTTCGTTCCAGTTCTTGATGACAATTACGAATTACCAGAAGGTCATGTAAATGACAAGGGTGTATTCGTTTCTGGTGCTGACATCATGCTTCAAGAATCTGATGCAAATACCGTTTTCGGTAACAACCTCAGTCATAAGAGAGAAGGTTTCGTTCTTAGACTTCGTGACGACTATAACGTTTCGTTCAAGGTCAAGAATCCTAACTACAGTATTTAAGGAAATTCTATGGCAGAAACATTAAACGAAAGTGTAGCTCGTCAAGAGGCTACTAATGAGACTTTAACTAACCGTATGCATACCCTGGAGGAGTTTTATACTGAGAAGTATAATCTTTTAAAGGGTATTAGCGAAACGCATCCAGATTGCTTTAAAACGCCGTTTAAACTTGTTTCTTTTGCAGAGGCGAAAGAATCTATACCTACTGTAAAAGACAAGTCTAAAACGCTTAATATGCAAATTGACAAGCTTTCTGAATTTTATGTTAGTCTCATGAACCAATATGAGCATATTAAAGATACTCATCCGGAATATATTTAAAATAAATCTTTAACCGTTTACAAAACCAACCGTTTTTACTATATTTGTGATAAAGGAATTATATGAAGGCTATTAGTTGTGGTGTAATTATTATTGATAAAGCATCTCGTAAGCTTTTGGCATGTCATCCGTCTTGTCACTCATATAGAGACGGTAATTGGGATATTCCCAAGGGACATGTAGAAGGTAACGAGACTCATGTAGAAACAGCTTTACGTGAATTAAAAGAAGAAGCTAATATTATACTTACCGAATCTGATCTTTATGACTGTGGTATGTTCTTATATACCAAGTATAAAGATTTACATCTTTATGTCGCAGAAACTGACATCAATCTTAAAGACTTAAGCTGTTCTACTACTTTCAATTTCGAAGGAAGAACTCCTTTGGAAGTAGATGATTACAAACTGATTGATGACACCGCTACCCAAACATATTACAGAAGTTTGGGACCGCTCGTAGCCGATTGCATTAAACGCTACAAAGAGCGTGACATAAATAAGGTATGAATTTAGAGACGTTTAAACAAGTTGAGGAAAAAGCAAAAACAGATTTATCTATGCCTGATACTTTGGAGGCAATTATTAAAAAGAATAATATTTTGCCAGCTGTTATTCAAGAATGGATTAAATTGTATCAAGACCAAAAATATGTCTGTGCAAGCTTAAATGTAGAATTGTTGGAATTATACGGTGATTTGACAAAGTGTTTCAAAAGACCTAGAAATACAGTGGAATTACAAAAGAAATACAATATCTCAATCAATGAATTTTGGGAAACAGCAAAAGAAATTGATTCTCAGATTAATTGTTGTACTCCTTATGTAGCAAAACTAAAACAGGTCAACCAACAGAAATACTTTTTGGAATTCATCGAAAACACACTGAATAACATAAAGAATTTATCTTTCGCTATCAAGAATTACCTTGATTACAAGAAACTCATGATGGCGACATCGTAAAAATTTTCGTTATAAATATAACGAAAATGAGTTTAACAAGAGTTTAATTGGTTAGTTTCGCCAATTAAAACATGAATACACAAATGTGATTTATGTCTTAACAATGAAACGAAAAGAGACACGTAAGGTCTCGAAAGGATAGAATACTATGAATAATATTTTTGAAAATCTTCTCAAGGAACTCAATGCATTCGATGCATCTTTTAATGACACTGCTGAAAAGGTCAATGTCCCGCTCAACATCATTCACGAAGAAGATGGTTCGAGCACTATTGAAGTTGCAGTCGTTGGTAAGACCCGTGAAGACATCAAGCTCAAGGGCACCATTGAAGACGGTAAGGCATATCTTACTATCGAAACTGTTGAGAAGGAAGTCACCGACGCTGAAAAGGATGCTGAAGCAAAGCGTGTTTACACAGTTCGTAAGATCAAGGGTAGCGGTAAGCTCTCTATCAAGATCTTTGTTCCGGCTAACCTCAGCATGAAGGAACTCACCGCTAAGGTTGAAAATGGTCTCTTGACCATCAACATTCCGGTCTGTCCTGAAGCCCGTCCGGTTGAATTTAACGTTGGCTAATAACCGATTTTAAATCAAAAATATAAAGGTAAGTCTTAATTGACTTACCTTTTTTATTTTATGTATTTTTAATTATGGTGTGCAATCTACTGGATATACTTCATAAGTTTTATCATCATGTATAATAATTACTGCGCCGTCAAGATAATTCACTTCTGAACAAACATTTGCCGGATTTGTACATGATTCATCGGTATAAACTGCAGCACCAAGATAAACATATAAGAAATAATCATGTGTAATCATTACATTTAAACGTTTATCAGCTAATGCAATTAAGCTCTGGTTAATAGATTCAAAATCGTTCTGTCTCTTAGTTATTGCTTCTTCTACTGTAGAAACGCCCAAAGATTCAAGTTGAGATTCAGTTAAATCTTCAGGATGATAAGCATATGTCTTCAATGCAGAAGTATGCGCATCCCAGAATTTATCACCAGCAATTAAATTATCAATTAATGTAATATTTTCATAGTCAGAACTAGCATAATCAGTATCGCCTCTAGTTTCTGCAATAATTTGAGCAGTATGCTTTGTTCTTGCAAAATCAGTAGAGAAATAATGTGCATTATTTGGTTCACAATTAACGGCACCACTAGAAGTTTCATAACCATGTGTTATCAACTTACCAAAATTCTGAGCTAATGTAATACCATTATCTGTTAAATCGCCATTCTGAGATGTATCGCTTCCTCTTTCAGAGTGTCTAATCAAGTAAATAATCTTATCAGTTTCGGAAAGTTGTGGAAGAATATATTTTACAGTTCTTTTCTTTTCCGAAGTAAACATTCCATAAATTCTTTGATATGTTTCTTCAAGTTGTTCTTCTGTAATGTCAGCGGCTGTATAAAAGTAATCTTCAGCTGTTGCGTAAGTTATTGCGTCAGCGGCATCAAGCATGTCTTCATACTTCTTCAAACGTTCAGCTGTCAAGAATGCATCAGGCTCTACTGTCTTCAAAACTATCTTTGCTTCTCGGAATGAACCTGTCTGAACAAGCGAGATGACTGTTAGAAGTTTCTGAGCGATGTCAAGCGGTGTGACCGTCTGGAAGTCAGTGAAGATACATTCTTCACGGAACAACGAAATGAATTCGTTACCAACTGTGATGTTATAGTCAACTTCGCCCGCTACACCATCAATGTTTGAAATTCTTGATGAATTAGAATTATATTCAGTTTCAAATCTAAATTTATCAACTGGTTTATCCATAAAATCAAGAACTTCGTGTTCTTCAAAATTCTCTAAAATTTCAGGAGCTGAATTTACCCAAAATTCTTTATTGTTATAAACACATTCACCATCCACATAAACAATTCGTGATATGTACTTCATATCTACATCCTCTGTTATAATACAATCGCTCTCGGTTAGTCCTTTAAATTTAATCATATCTTTTAGCAAATATAAACTTGCTGACTGATATAATAATTTTTTTGTAAATTTTTCAATAGCATAAAACTGATGCATTTTAAACCTCTCTACCATCAATTTGTAGATAAAATTTCTTTGTTGTTTCTAATGACGCTTGTCTAAAATTATTTGAATAATAGTTTCCATCAAAAGTATTTGAAATAAATGAAGTTATTGTTCCTACTTCTGTTACAGCATTAAGAGCATCTACTTCAGTTATATAGTCAATGATTCTATCATATTGACCTTCTTGATGTGCACCATTATATTCATTCATTAATATTAAATTACCATTTAGATAAAGGTATAGCCCTGCAGTATTATTATGATTCATATAATAAAATCTTTTTTCTACATAAGTACCAGGGTCATTTTCCAAAACAAGTGTTTTTGCATCTGCATCTGCCCAGTCAAAATCAACAGTATATCCATCATTTAATGTGTAAATTATGTTGTCAAAGTATGGAGCATATCCCCAAATGTTACCTGTAAATTTAGCACCGGCCGTATTTTCATCATCATTCTTTTTACTTGCTCCAAGAATAACAGCCGTTATTTTTTGCATATTATTTGAATAGTTGTTTAAATTAACTTCTGTTGTATACAGTTTCATAGGATAGTCTAATCTTCTATAAAAATAATTTGAATGTAATCTATCATCACCGGCACCATTATAACCAGTCCATTTAAAAATTTCACCAACTTGCATAAAATAAATTTGTTGTGCTTCTGCACCACCATACGAACCACTACCTAAATTACCATAATACTTTGTGCAAGTTTGACTGCCTCTAACATAGACATTTCCTTGTGTAAGGTTTTCTCCATTAACATCCCAAACCATAAAATCATTATTAGATGCTTCCATAAAATCGCCTAAATCATCTACATAACCAAGATAATCACCTAATGAAGATATATTTGCTACATTTTTATTTTCATTATTTCTAAATACTTTATAGTTTCCAGTCATACCTTGGAAATAAGTTGGTTTAATTTGAACACCATTATTATAAGTATATTGGAAATAGTATTTTTCTCCAGCACGTAATGTTAGTTTTGGATTTAATGTTACAATTCTTTTTTGACCTTGTAATTCATATAATTCTGTAACCTGGGAGTCAATACTATCACTTCCTACCTGTGCTACAACTAGACCAGATTCGTGGAAAATCTTAAAAAAGATTTGTGTGCTATTATCATCCGTTGGGTTAAAGAAACAAGATATATGTTCTATTTCTTCATTTGCAGAAGGTTCATATTCAATTACCACATTATCGTTTTGTGTTAAAAGTATTTTTTGTAATTTTTGCCAGATTAATTTATCACCAAAATAGACCTGTAAAACGGCTTTGTTGCCGAAATACAAGTCTTGTATTGCTTTATTTCCAAATTTAAAATCATTAGCCATATTAACTCTCTACAATAATATGTAGAATACCATCATTTGTTAGTCCAGCAGTTGTTGTTGAAGTTACGGCAGGAATTAAATAACCAATAGTAGAATCATTTGTTTGTACTGAAATTAATTCATTATTATTTGAATTTGTTTTTACATTTACTTGAACTCTATTATTACTACCATCTACTGCTTTAATTACAGCCCCACCATAACTACCGACACCAAATCTGGCATAACCATTATTACCATCATTGACACATTTAAGATAACTACCATCAAATGTTCCTGTTGCGGCACTTAGTATTGTTTCACCAGATACTGTTCCACCTGAAGTTGGTAAGAAACTACTATTTACATAATCTGTAGTAGCAATAACATCTGTCTTTACACCTAGTTTTGTACTTACAGATTTACCATCACCTGATAATGTTGTAGTGTCTATGTTAGCTGTAGCAACAAATGTTCCTAATGCTTCTGATTTTGAATAACATTGATCATTGAAGTCACACCAACCACTTACATTACCAGCATTATCTGTTCTTAATACTAAATAATTATTTACTAATGAAGAATCTGGTTTGGTAACATACTTTGCAAATTCAGTAGATAACTCACTTGCACCACTTGTTTCTGTCTTCTTATAGTAATATGTTAAATCGTTAGCATCTTTCGTTATAAATCCTTGCTGTCCAACCCATGTCTGAGTAGCCATTCCAACAATATCTGATGCAGAAGCATAATTTCCTTTTGGCTGATATGTAGTAGAAGCGTCGCTTGTTGTCAAGTAATTAGCCATATCAGATTTAGTTTGATATGTTTGAGCAGCAGCAGTTGAATCAAGTTTTGTACTCAAAGCATTGGTAATTTCAGTTGCGCCACTTGTTTCTGCCTTTTTATAATAATTTCCACTATCTGTTAATTGAGCAACTGCTGTAGGAATATCAGATGTCAAGGCATATTCAGGAGGAACTGATGTCAAATAACCTTGATTTCTAACCCAAGTTTCTGCTTCATTATAAGCATTAGCACTTGCGGCTTCAACATAAGCTTTAGTTGCATAATCAGCAGAAACAGAAATAGTATAATTTGAGGCAACTTTAGTGACTTCAATACCTTCTCCACCAAGAAGATTAACTGTTGCACCTTGCCCATCCAGGCCGTTTGAAATATTAAATATATGCTGACCATCACTATCTGTAATAGTAACCTCGGTACCACCTGCCGGGAATTGTTCTGATACTGGAATGGCAGCAGTAACAACTGTCGGAGAAAAACCGTCAGAACCGTTAGCACCAGAAACACCGCTCATAACATCGATTGATTCTGTTGCAGTAGTTCCGCCATTGTCGTAAGTAAATATAACTCTGTTACCACCAGGAATTGCAGAAGTAGAAACTGTCGGAGAAACACCGTTAGTTCCATTTGTACCATCTTCACCTGCAGGACCGGTTGCAGAAACATTAGTGGATGTCCATGTTTTACCATCATCTTCAGAAATTTCCCAAAAATTAGTTGAATTATTAATTCTGACTTTTGGCGAAATACCATCATCACCAGAAAGACCTTGTGGACCAACAGCACCAGAAGCTACTACTCCGAGATCTGTCCAACCCTCATCTCCTGAATATTTCCATTCCCAATGAGCATTTTCTGAGTTAATCTGGAATAGTGGATTTTTACCAGGATTACCAGAAACACCTTGTGGACCAGCGGGACCTTGTGCACCAGAAATGTAGGCTGCGTCTGGTGTCGTAGCAGAAGATGCGAGTGTCCAGCGAACATAGCCATCACTTCCAACATTAGGTTTCCACATTAAGTCACTTTTTTCAATTGTGCCACCACCTCCACCAGCAAGAGGATGTTCAGCAATAGCAGAAACACGCCCTGCTTCATCATATTCAAAGGCGTCTGTTGTTATACTTGGATTTTGAATTATCAATTCTGCCATAAATTATTCCTCTGTATCGTCTGCTTCAATCAAAGTCTTAAGTAACCAAGCTTTAATTTCTGTTAATGTTGCGCTTGATGAAACATCAAGCTGTTGAACCAATAAACTTGCTGTATAAAAATATCCGCTTCTAATTAAAGAAAGAATCATTGTAACAGTAGTAATGATTGGTGCCATTTCTTTTTGTGTGACAGCCAACAATTTTTCATGTAAGTCTCTGTCAATAAACGGTGCAACACAATAATTCCAGTCAAGACCAGAAAGATTATGAGCGCCATTCCATAATTCAGGAATGCCAAGTGTAAAACCGGCTTTTCCTTCACTAATTGTCTTTTTATTATAACTTGTAATCATTTACTTACCTACGTATTCTTAAAGCCGATATATGGTTTAAAGCTAGCATTTCCAACAACACCAAGATTATTAACTGTTCTACCCTCCAAGTTAAATGGATTAGTGTCTGGATGGTCGTTGACATATACAAGGTCATAAGGTCCTATATCTTCAGTTACTGTATTATTTATACCTAATAACTGTTGTATCTGTTGTCCAGTACAAATAATTCTAGCATAATACAATCTATCTGGATAAATTGTTTTTGTTTGAGTACAACCATTGTTTGCATTTAATACCTGTTCGCCCTTAGATGTAGTTAATGTCTTAGTTTCACTCCACCACATAAGATTTATTGTGTAATTAGATTCATTTAATTCATAAACGTCAATCATGACAGTAGAATTACCTGCACTGGCATTACCTGCAATAAATCTGGCAGTTGTCTGAGGTGTCATATCGAATTCAATCATTGGTCTGAATAGATATGCAATGGAATAATTATTATTAAGAGCAGTTGCATAATTAATAACACCGATAGGGATTGTTTCAACAATACGACCATTAATGCTATTAAGTAACTTATTAAATGCAACAGGATCAACTGGAGTATCACCACCACCAGTACCATTTGCATTAAGTGTTAATTCTTGATTACTATTTAATGTGAAAATACCAGTATCAAAACCAAGGCTAATATGTCTTGTATCATTATTGACATTAATTGGCTTATCACCTACATAAACGTCGCTTTCACCACGATTAATCATACCAAGTGTTGAAACTTCTTCAACAACGCTGATAGTTGCATTCAAATATGCAGAAAGTGGAATTGTACTTCCTTCATAAACAACCGCATATTTTCTTGTAGGATCTACAGAATGGTCAATAGTAATTGCCAATGTTGCATTACTTGCACCAACTTCGGTTGGATAATATGTCATTGTAGAAGCAAGATTATCACCTTTATCAGAACTTAATGTTAATTTATTTAATAAGTAACTATGTGTTCCAGGGTTATTATTATCAATATATTCATTTATACAGAAAGTAAACTTATTACCGGTCTCTGGTAATATAATATAACCGTCTTGATCAACTGTAATATTATTATGATTAGTTCCACTAAAATTAAGAATTGTATTTGCACTAACATCACCAACATAGCCGTTTGTATAAGAATCATACATATATGCAAAATTATTTGCACTTAAACCAATATCCCAAACATTATTTTCATCATCATAAGCAGCAGAAATACCATTATTACCTCTTGCACTCATTGTAACAAGATATTCGTTATTTACATCATCATATTCTGCTTCAAGACCACTACCAACAATATCAGGAATTTCTGGAATTTCTGGATAATCAGCAGCACTTAAAATATATGTTGTTTGGTTATCTTCTGTCTTAGCAGAAACAGTAAGCAAGTTTTCAGTTACAGAAGAAACATTATATGTTTTTCCTAATGTAGATAAATCTACACCATTCCATTTAGAACTATTACCGTCCCTGACCAAAACATAAGCAAGAGCAGGGTCACTGATTGTATCAATACCAGAAGTAACCCAATTTCCAGAAGTATTCTGAATTGCACTTACAGAGCTAATTGCTTCGATTTGTTCTTCTGTGAGTTTATCTTGTTTTTCATCGAGCTCAGTAGTCCAATCTTTTGCGCTTAATGTATATGTTACATCACCATTATCAACTGCTGTTGTAACATGTAATAAAGTATCATCTTCAGAAGTAACATCGTAAGAACTACCCAATGTAGAGAGATTAACACCTTCCCACTTAGAACTATCTCCGTCCTTGACTAAGAAATATGCTAAACCCTCAGCACTGATAATATCAGAAGCAGAAGTAACCCAATTGCCAGAAACAACTTGAACAGAACTTACAGAACTAATTGCAGAAAGTTGTTCGATTGTTAAAACATCTTGCTTTGTATTAATTTTATCTGTCCAGTCATAACCAGAAACACCATAATCATTAGTAATCTTAATATATTCATTAGCTGCAGTATAAACTGGAACTTCTGGAATATCTGTCTTCTTAGCATATTCGCTAGAAACAGTAGCAGATAAATCTTCAAACTGATTATTAACTTCAGACTTAGTATAATAATTGTCTAAGTCTGTTGCACTGACATATTTACCAATAGGCTGGAATGTTTCATTAGCCCAACTAGAAGTTTCTCTAAATTCTGCATCAACTTCTGTTTTTGTATAATACTCATTTAACTTTGATGCACTAACATATTCACCAATAGGCTGGAATGTTTCATTAGCCCAAGCAGAAGTTACTCGGAACATCTCATCAACATCTGATTTTTTATAATACTTTAATAATTCTGCCGCTAATTCTTCATCAGTTACATAGCCTTGTAAATCGATAGTTGCAATACCAATGCAATCAAAGATGGATCCACCTTTCCAAATCCATTCTTTATAATTATCTTCTAACAATGTACTTACTTTTGTCAAGTAAATAGTTTTTTCATTTGGCTTTGTATGGTCAGATAATTCACCGTGTTCATCTAAAGATGGTGCATAATTTTGTTGTGCATCACCAGATACTACTTTAAAACCACCAAAATTTGCAAGTAATGTATCAATTTCTTCTTTATTATAAACTTTATCTTTTGTATAATAATTATTTAAATCTGCACTTGTAAGATAATCACCTTTAACTTGGAATTTATCATTTGCCCAAGCAGAAGTAGCATTAAATTGTGCATTAACATCTGAAGTTTTTGCATATGGGTCTAATGCGTTAGCTTTTAAATAACCCTGATCATTTACCCAACTTTGAGTAGTAGAAACAGCTGCAGCTGAAGCTTGACGTGCATATTCTTTTGTTGCAAAATCACTTAAATCTGCATCTGTTAAATAGCCGTGTCCTTCAACCCATTCCTGAGTTGCATATGGATTTAATGCTTCTGTTAATTCATTATGAGAAACAACATCAGCAGTAAGGTCAATCTTGTGTCCATCTACATTAATTCCATTGCCACCATAATAAGCTTCAGCACCAGGGATATGTTCAAAACGGTCATTGACCCATGCTGCAGAGGCATCAAATTCACGTCTTACATCAGCTGATAAAGCATATGGTTCAAGGGCTACTTGTTTTAAAAATCCTTGTTCATTAACCCAAGTTTTAGAAGCATACGGGTCAAAAACAGACGGATGAATCTGTTGAGCAGAAATACCAGATGTATTAACCTTAATTTTGTCATTAGAAATAGCAATAGTATTATCGGCTGGAGATAATTTATTTTGCTTACTTTCTATTACCTGTTTTACAGTTTCACTTAGTCCTAATGGCGTTCCGCTAAGACCATTACCCTTAAGAGTATCATCATGTTTTACTGAATTTATAGCAAGTACTTTACCGTTTTTTATAATCATATGCAGCTTTCCTTTTTCTATTATTATTTATAACTCAAAATAATCGGATATAATCTGTTTTTATCTTATAAATAATAGTAAGGAGATTAAATTATGAAAAAAATGGCAGAAGCTATTAAAGTTATTAAAGAACACGGTTATAAAATCATAAAGGAAGATGTTTATACATCAAATTTCCAGCTTAATCAGCGAATTAAGGAATATTTGGAAAATGATAAGTTCGTTATTGTTCTTCTCATTGGTATGTATGGACGTCAGGTAGATTTCGAAAAGCAAGGTAGACGTACCGTTTTACGTAATTATAGGGGTTTTAACCAAACTGATGCTGCTTATCTTTCTCCATTAGCAGAAAAAGTTCAGAATGGTGAAGTTTTGACTCCACGTGAAATTGCTTTTGTAAAGTCTCGCCTAAGAACATACAAAAATACACAATGGTCTGAAGTTCTTAAGGAACTTGGTTATGTCAGAGAAGAAAAGAAACCTGGCCGTAAGATTGAACTTTTCTTTGATGAAATGGAATTTGCACCGATTGACGATGATGAAATCGAAACTATAGTTCCAAATGCTGAAGAAGACTATATTGCTAAGGCTCTATCTTTAGCTCAGGAAGATGGTGGTATGCTCGATGATGAAGATTTACCAAGGGCAAAGCAAATTGCTGCTGACCTTTATAATCAAGGTCTTATTGCTCCACAAGATGCTGCTGATAGAATTAACGAAGAACTCTAATATTTAAAGAATACTCTTATGAACTTAAAAGAAGCTATATCTATATTAAAAGAAAATCATTACAAGGTTATAGATAAACCTGTAATGAATGAATCTGAAATACGTTTTAATAGTGCCGATGATTATCTAGCATATCGTTCTAAACTTATAAATTCTTCTTGGGCACAGAATACCGTCCAAATAGGCTATCAAAATACCATTCTCTCTGAAAAAGAATTGAACGATACCGGTAAAGATATTGGTGAAATTGTTTTAAAACGTTATTGCAAAGACTATGATACCCCTAAAAAAGACCTACAGGAAGCATGGGAATTAGGTTGGAAATCTGAAGATCCTAATCCATTAACTGAAGAAGACTTTAAGAAACTAAAAAGCAAAAAAGCAGTTTATGAAGAATGTAATGCTATTTACCAAAAAGGTGCAATAATGCATGCATTTTTAAATAATTTTTAATAAAGGATTTAAAATGAACTTACAAGAAGCAACAGAATTACTTAAAGATAATGGCTATGCTATTATTAAAGAAGAACTTGAAGAAGCCCCAATAAAATTAGATTCTGACAAACAAAAATTACTGTTTGATGAATTTACTGCAATAAAAAATGAACTTACTGCAGAAGAATCAAAACTTGTTGGCCTTGATGCTATATTATCAAATGTTAAATATGGTCATGCTAAATATGAAGAAGGTAGTACAGGTATTATAGTACATGATAAAGAATACGAAGATAATCCTACAATATTTAAAAAATACTTTAAACTTGCAAAAGAACGAGGCTTTGATGTAACTATTAGATATTGTAAATGGGGAGTAATGATAGAATTAGACTGGTTGTTCTAATGTAAGGGGCATTTATGAATTTATTAGAAGCAAGAGAATTACTTAAAAATAAAGGCTACACTGTTCGTAGGCTTAATGAATGCGGTAGTTATAGTGGTGGTTGTAGCGGAAGCAGCAGTTATAGTTCTGGGTGCGGCAGCAGTGGTTGCGGTTCCAGCTATAGTTCTGGATGTGGTAGTAGCAGTAGTTATGGTGGTGGATGTGGTACAATATCCAGAAGTGTCAGAGTAGGTTGCGGATATGTTTCTAGTTGTCATAGTAGCGGTTGTGGCAGTTATTATTATGACGATGATGAAGATGAAACACCAGCAACTATTATTGTCAAAAATAAAAGATATGAATTTACTGGATATAATTCATATTATGGTTGTGCAGAATATAAAAATCCTAAAACTGGCAAAATTATAATTAATATAAATGAAAGTAATGACTATTCTAAATTCACTAAAATTTATAAACTTGCACGTAAAATAAAAACTAGCGAGATAAGAACAGTTGAAATAATTGAAACTTTATATGAATCTGGTATTAGTCGTGAAGTCGCATATACATTACTTTCAAAATTAAATATACTTCCAGATAAATTACTTAGACTGCCTATAACACATGTTAAACCATCAATTTAAATAATATAAAAAGAGTCAAGGTTTTCTTGACTCTTTCTTTTTAACCACATGTAGTAGGACCACCACATCTCATATAAAATCCGCAACTATACGATACCCATTGTGGAGGATTTCCAAAATGTGCATTGGCATAGTCATAATAACCACCAGTTCCACATCCTACATATCCACCGCAACCTGTAATTTTAAGTTGTTTCATACCTGCGGTTTTAAGTTTTTGTCTTAATTCAGTTAATGTCATAATATACCTTCTTCACCATTCTTTTTCAATAACCAATCAACATATACTGGATCATTTTCATATTCAGATATATCATCTGTCAATGAATATTCACCAAATACCCATCTTTCAAATTCTGTATTTGTTACTAAATCCCAATCATCATAAACTTGACCGTCAATAGTAATCAAAATATCATTTACAAATACCTTATTACCATAAACTACTTTAGAATGTTCCATTCCACGATGATAACTGATTAACAAATTATTATTCCAGAATCTGTCATCATTACAAACCATGCATCCGCCAGAACTTTCATATTCATATTCTAAAATTAACTTTTCAAATACATCATCACGATTCTTTAAGTTATCTTTAGTAATATTTCGATAATCTGCTCTAATACAGATAGATATATTTTCTAATTCTTTATATGGTTCTATAAACGTTTTAAATTCATTTATATCAAACTCCTTAGAAAGAACTACATTTAATTTAATATGTTTCTTAATTAAATGTGCAAACATATCTAATGGTAAAACTGATTCATAAAACTGCTGATGCATGTGTCTGGAAATATTCAAACCACCAATCTTTTCATTATTATTAATGAAATCGATTAATGTCTTGACCTTAGACATTTCTATTGTTCCAGGCAAATCTGTAAATGTTGGGAATGTAGTATTAATATAAACAGGTTTCTCCATAGCATCAATAAGAATCTGACATTTCTCAATATCTGCTAATGGTTCTCCACCTGTTAATACAAATTCTTCAATTAACGGATTTTCATTAAGTTTTTTGATTTGTGCAA